GCGCCAGTGCCGGGCGAACCAGCCTGACCAGATAGGAGAATTACTTCCATATCTGTGCGGAGTTCTTTACCAGCTTTAGCGGTGCGGAATGCTTTCAGAGTGCGCATGCCAGCAGCGTCAACATTGAATGACGTGCCTGATACGTTGATTACCTTATCGGAAATCTGCGTATAGTTGCCGACACGATGCGTATTCACATACGCGGTGTCAGTTGCATCAGCGCCTTCAGCCCGCGCATTCGTTGCGTCAGGAGCAGCAAGCGCATCGGTTTGCCCGTTCTATTACTTTCGGTCTGCGCTATGACCTACTGACCATCTTGCGATGGCGGGAACCTACTTCACTTCGGTTCCTCTTGCAGTCTCCTGCAAGTTTAGACTCTATCTTCACCCATTACGGGGTCAGGCATATTAGTCGTTGGGGATAGCCTACGCGGGAACTTAGCTCTATTTTCATAAGCCCCTGCCGAAGCCCATTCGTCAACACGATTTTGTTTTCTGCCAATATTGAACCGCGCTCCACTGTCCACCCAAGATTGCATCTTGATGGTGAACCGTGTCGGCGTCTTGTATCCAGCCTGTCTGGGTTCCTCCTGAGAAACCTTACCGACTTTAATACCGACGCTTTCCAGAATTCTCACAAATTCCGGCACCCAAACGTCACAGGATTTATATCCCATATAGTAACGTCTGTTTGTTGGGTTTGAGTTGGCGGCAACAAATCCTTCACTATCCATTACGCCGACGATGAAAGAGATTTTTTCTTCCTTGCTCCAATTGCGGACATATTCGGGAATTTTCTTTTTCCCATCTGTGTCGTCAACTAGCTTTCGGCAAATCTCTGGGTCACCGCAACGCAGCGAATGATTAGGCTTGCTGCTTTTGCTAACATTGTGTTTGTGAATTGAAATTGGCCTATCAGTGAATTCTGACAGAACCTTTTTCGTAGCTAAGGCAAAATCTTCGTCAATCGTATTTAGCCGAAATGTCGGATACCCTTGATGAAGGGTGACACAACCATCACCTAAAAACACACCTAGAAGATATGCGTAACTCTTTCCTGCTGATTGACTAATCATCATCGCTTTTCCTCTGTGGGGGATGACGCTCTAAAGCCTTTCCAGCATATAGCCTGATTTTACATGAGCAACAAATTAACTTTTACTCATGATACGTGGAAGAGACGCTTTCTCTGCCGATATTCGACATAAAAGGCGTTTCTTCCGGGCTTATCCTGTAAATTACGTCAGTTAAATCCTCTCTTAGAGCACCTGAACCAACGCCAGTTGGGTTTACGTCATAAGTCTTAGTAACAGCCATTGTCTTATTCCATTAAAAGAGTGCCTTGATGGCGTCCGCTGCGTCTTGCAGAGAGCCGGTTTGCGTGAGGCGATTTTTCGCAGCGCGGAAATCTTTCTGACGCGATGATATTTTGTTGGCTGTGGGAGACTGCGCTGGCGCTGGACGGACAATCTGCTTTTCCAATGGCGCGTTCGGTCTGATTTTCTTCGTATTGGAAATCAGTTCGTCGCGTTCCATTGCCTTCTTAGCAAGCATCAACATGCGAGGGTCTACAGCCTGTTCAATCTCTTGTGGAGACCACCATTGGCCGAGATACTCGCGCATTTTAGCCTTGTCAGACTGCGCTCTTTTCGCGTCTTTCCACTCAGGAATTAGCTCTGGAAGCTTGCGTTGAGCCTCTGCCATATAGGCTTGGAAACGCTCTTGCTCTTCCTGCGCTTTTTCAGCTTTACGCTGTTCTAGCGCTTGCTCTGCCACTTGCTTTTCATAGAGCCGCTTATCGTAATAAGTCTTCTGCTTTATGAAGGCTACGGGGTCAGTATCTAATAAGCTTTCATCCGGCGGGGCGGGTAGAAACTCTTCCATTTTCTGCACGAGTAAGGGCAGAACCTCGTCGAGTTTGTTCGCCTTTTCAACATACACCGCTTTGTCTTGCTCAATCGCTCTGCGTTGTTGAGCAACTTCCTGCGTTTTGCGTGAATAATCAGCTTGCAGCATGTAACCCTTTGCCGCTTCCTTCGCTGAAACCTTAAATTCCTTGCCGTCAACTTTGACGGTGAGCATCAGGTTTTCAGTGTCGGCCTCGTCTTCAGGCTCATCCGCATCTGTCTCAGGTTCCTCGGAGAATTCCTCTTCCGTCTCCACTTCGGAAACGTCTTCGGTCGTCTCACTTTCCTCTTCGGAACCAGCGTCGTCGGCGCTATCAGGAGCGGCGACTTCTTCCGCTTGTTCAACCGGGGGCTTTTTTCGCTTTTCCGCATCTGCGTTAGCAGTGCTGGGAGCGTCAATAGCCTCAATTAAACGCGCAGCATCCTCAAGACCCATCGGGCCTTGATTGTTATTCTCATCAGACATTTTATGCTCTGGGTTGCTCTACCTATACGCCTGAAGAGCGTGAGAGTTTTTCTCTACGTTCTACTTGGGCTTGGTGGAGTTTCATGTTTTCGAATAGGGCCGTCAGCCGCTCTCGAAACATTCTCGCAGCGCGCACTTGATAATAAGCGTCACGCCTTTCATCCTCTGTCTTTAAAATTCCGCTTGCCCAATTTTCCATTGGTCTGCGTTCTAATTCGTCCATTGCTATGCGAAAAGCATCCGAAAGTAGGAAATTCTTCGCCTCTAAGCCGATACGGGTTAAATCTTCACTCATTGTGGAACCGCTGGCCCTTGTGCATTAGGTCTCTGTGGCTGTGGTTGAGCCATCTGAGCATTCGGGTTTGGTGAGTTATTCGCACCAATCTGAGCGAGAACTTGAGCCGAAGCTAATTTCTCTTGGTCAATCAAATCTTGAGCGATTTTCTGAATGTCAGGGCGCGGACGATTGATAAATTCAATTATCTGCGCAACGTCGATGTGTTGACCGTATTTACCCGCAAGGTCAGCAGCTTTAAGGATAACCTCTGCGTCTAACTGGTCGCGTTTTAAGTCTTGCTCTAGCTGCATCTGAGCGCGAGATATTGCCATCTTCTCCATATTAGAGAATGTCTCACTCTGAGACTTAGCAATCTCAACCTTTGCCAAGAGCATATTCGGGTCAACCTGATTAGCTTTAGCCGCCGCATCCTGCTGAGCGATTTGAGCGTCCATCTCAGGCGAGATATTCGTAAAGAAGCTCTCCGGGTTTTTGAAACCCATCTTTCGAACGATTTGACTTAATGTATTGGCATACTGGCTCGGCTTTACAAGCGGGTTGGAAACACCCAACATTTGTAAAATCTGCTCTTGTTTCTGAGCCACGCTAGAGAGCATGTTCATTTGGTCGGCGTCTGAACCGCGACCTAATGCGACATTCACGGTGCAATCAAGATTTGCATCCCATTCCGTCGTATCAATCGGCGTCCATTCACCGCGTAAACGAATTAAAAGCGGCTTATCCTGATGACGGCATACGAGCTTTAACAACCCCGACATGAGTTGCTTCATGCCCGTCTCGGCAAAAGTTCGCGCAATGAGTTCAATTCTCTCTTGCGAGGCACTGATTTGCGCCGTTACCGCAGCTTTAGTCGTTGATTGTAACAGGTCTGCATCTAAACCCTGACTAGCGGGGGTAACACCTGTTCGAGAAGCTTTAATTTCGTCAATATATTGTAGAATTCCCAATGCTGGCTGACCAACAAATGGCGTCGATAAGTCTTGAACCGCACCAACCGAGCGCATGCGGATTACTGCGCCGACTTCTTTATTTAAAACATCGTCTAGATTGACCTGTCCCTCAACAACGGCAGTTCGAGGGAAGATAGATTGCGCTAAACTATCTAACGTCGCCCGCATGACATGCGATTTAATCTTTTGCAAATCGCTTGTGACATCTGCAATCGAATGACCATAAACAGTGTGAGGTTCAGGGTCAGGGCAAAATACAGCAAATGGCGCATGATCGACAACCTCATCCTTTAGGACATAGTAATTGTTACCAACCGTGTGAACGCAGCGTAATTCCGCAATTCCGTCGCCGTCTTTGTCAATTCTCATGTAAATCTTGCAGTATTTGACGCGGCGCATGCTCTCGTCAACTGCATCATAAGGATATAACGCGCCTCGATTTCGCGTTCTTTCCTCTAGAATTAGGTTCCAACTATCATCCTGACCCGGCTGGCCGTGTTCAAGGATTTCTTCTTCGTCAAAACCTTGCTCAATTAACTCGGAGATTGGAACTAAATCCCTTATCCCGATTAAATCGAATTGTGTCTGCGTATCCCTTGCTCTGCGGTCAATTACAAAGCACTCAGGAGGTAACGCGCGAACACGATATTTTCTTTGCTTATCTACAGCGCGAACGCGGATAGAATAAGTGGGCTGACCCTCTACATTCTGCCCGTCGGGGGTGGCTGATAATACTTCTAAATCAGGGTGTTGCTGCATGATGGCGGCAATTTCCGCCTCTAGCAAACCTGAGAATGTTTTCTCTACAACTCTATCTTCGCTTTCAGCCCACCAAGTGATAATTCCGAGCTTCTTTAGGAGCGCATCTTTGAACGCGCTATGAAGGATTGTGAAACCCGAATTCATCTCCTGAAAGATAAAATTAATAGCGTCCGAAGCCTGTTCCGATTGCTTAATATCATCGGCGGTTTTCGGCATGAATTCTACAATCTTATCACCGCTGGTAAATATCCTCATCAGCGCTGGCATGATTGCAAGAATTGTATCTCTCACCTCGCTCATAACGACATGAGAACGGCCATCTTCTTCGTCGCCAAATGGCTGACTTGCGTAATAATCCGCAGCTAATCTACGAGATGGCGCGATTTCAGTATCTACGAAATTCTCAGCAAGACGAAACGCATTCCCGACGCGGGAACGAAATTCGTCATCATTCATTGGCTGATTTGTCGTTGTGGAGATTGCGCCTTCAATATCTTCTTCCGCATTTTCATGCCCGAATGAGCCAACAGCGTCATAGTCTTCAAATGCTTCTTGAGGTTCATTTGCTTCCATAAATGCTTGCTCGGCAGACGTAGTTGCGCCGATAGGCGAACCACCCTGTCTGTTCCGGTTACGGTTTCTACGAGCCATTCATTAACCTCAACAAATAGATATACGGCGCTTCAAGCTTTGGCCGGGCACCCATTTAAATGCGCGTCCGCCGATTACGGCCTGTTGTCCAGCTAGGGTCAAAATCAAAGCGTCGGCAATGTCTGGGGAGCGCATTCCCCGGCGTTTCATATCCGCCTTAGCCTCAACTTTTATTTTCCCATTACTTGTAAAAGAATAAGTAGGCCCGATAAGCTCTGCTCTTAAATCGTCGTCCTTTGGAAGCTTAACGGCCCGCGTCTCAAGCCAATCTTTTGCAGCTATCCAAAGCTCATCTCTAAGTCTCGCAGCAGATTGGTTCATTGCTACACTCTCAGAGACATTTATATCTTTTGCGTTGAAACCTAACTCTCGTAATCGGTCGGCAACACCGCCGCCAACGCCGATACTGTCAATGCAAATTTCTGATGGCCTATCCATATTGGCTTCGTGAACAATACGGCCAACAGTTCCCATCAGGTCTTCGCCTGACCAATGCTTGTAACCGAGAACGACATTACCCTGTCGCTTCATCAACACCGTTCTATCAGAGCCGAAACGCGCAATATCAACGCCGTAAATCAAATCCTGCGTTGTATCGAGAACAATATCGCGCGCCATTGCCGTATCAACTAGCTCGGCAGCGATTAAACTATCATCGTCCCTTAGTGAAAACTCACCTAAAACACGTACGCGGAAAGCATTACTCGTCTCGCCGTAAGTGGCTTTAATCTGCTCAATAAAGTCCTCATTAACGAGCCTATTATTTAAGCAGCTTACGTGTAGCGTTTTCCAATCAGATTTAAGCTGATGATGCGTCTTGAAAAACAAACCCGTGTTACGTGTCGGGTTTCCAATTAGAATAGTCGAAGCACTATGGCCCGACATCGACCCCGCAGCGCTTTCAAACACCGCTTCTGGTATAGCCGACGCCTCGTCAACGATAAGCAAAACATGCTCGGAATGGATACCAGCAAGAGCCTCTGGCCGCTCGGCGGAACTCGTTCTGGCCGAGATAAACGAACTCTCCGGCGCACCTTTATGAACAATTCTATCCGAGAAGACCTCGATACTGTCCTTTAAAGCTGGCGGTAAACGGTTTGCCCAATGCTTTACTTCCGAAAACAGCGCATCAAATAACTGACTTGCCGTCGGAGCAGTGCAAACACTCTTTTGCGGCATGCGGGTAAACATGTGCCAAAGCAACAACCACGAACAACATGTCGACTTTCCGACACCGTGGCCCGCTCGAACAGAAATTCGTCGCTCACCGTCAGCAACAGCAAGCATCAATTCCTTTTGCCAAGGAAGCGGGTCTGCGCCGAGAACCTCAGTTACAAACTCAACAGGGCGGTTCTTATAAACTGTTACGAAACGTTCATAAGCCTGACCTAATGTTGGGTCGCTCATTTGCTTAGCAAGCCGCCGCGAAAACGAACAATTTGCTGGTCTTCCGGCACATCGTAATCAAGCCAAGGATATCGAGCTTTCCGCTCTTCGGCTGTCATGTTCATGCGCTTTTGAGTTGTTCTCGCCTCAACCTCGCCAGCTTGTCGCAAATACGCTGTGTCAGCAGCGTATTTTTGCGCTTCTTTAAGAACAAGGGCAGACGGCTTATTAACTATCTTTAAATAAGCCTTATAATCTTTTTCCGGCGCTAACCCATCATAGCCAGCGGCCAATGAATAGGTTTCTCTATTTAAAGGCGTTTTAATGGTTTTTAAGCGCTCTTGGTAAATATCCCAAGCAGGCGTTCCCGGCTTTAAAGTTAAATTATTTCCACCCGCTGCAAAACCTTCTCTATCTTGAATTGCATGTTGCATTTCATGCAAGCCAGTAGAAAGAGGGTCATCTGATTTTTGCCCTATACGAATATGCTCATCAAGACCGTGAATGCCGTCTATTGGTGGAGCATATGCGCCGCTCGAAACACCGCCTTGGCCGTAATTTACGTTGATATCCCGCATATTCGGGTAAGCATCATAAACATGCGGGTGATTAATTACGTCAGGTAACTCACCCTCAAACGCTGCGCCGGGCTGAATGTATCCTTTTAAAGACGCCTCATTATCCGGCACCTCAAAGCGCCAATTGCCGTCAACGCCCTTAAACCAACCCGTCTTATTCCAGATATCTTCTCTTGACGCGCCCGAAGCATCCATCTGATGCGCTAAAGCCATTGCTTCCTTATCAGCAGTCTTCGCGCCAGCGCCGAGAAACATCGCCTTCGATGCAGCAGCAGACTTTGCCGCTCCGAGAAGCCCTGTCTTAACCGCTGGCGCAACTTTCGCCGCGACACCAAGCAAACCCTTAACTAATGGCCCGCCAACAATTCCACCCGCCTGAAGAGCAGCCGAGCCATAATTCCCGCGAGAGACATTCTCTAATAACCCCGGCTGTAATTGACCGCTAGAATTCGGCATTAATCCCGCCGCATCCTGCCAGTTTCCAACAGGTGACGCGCCATAAACCTGTAGCGCTAAATCCTTCGTATATGCAGGGGCTATCCGGTTATAATGCTCTTCAAGATTTGCAGCATTCGCGCCAGCTTGAATTGGGTCATCCTCTTCCAACAAGCCCATCCTATTCGGCTTAGCGAAAGATTGATTGTTCCAAAGATTAAGAGGCGGCATTCTCAATCGCTCTCTTCTTAGCCATATACTCGCGCATGTAACTCGCCTTCTTCGCCTGTGCAGCTTCACGCTTCAAAAGAGGCTCAGCAATTATCCGCAACGCAGACAACTCACGCTCAATCTCAGCTATCCGAGCTTCAGCCTCGATAAGCCGAAGATGCGTCATGCGAGGGGTGAAGACTTCATTCATTCCGCAGCCACAAGTGAGAATAATCTACGTTCAATATCACGGCGATATTCTTCCTCACGCTCAATTAAAATGCAGCCAAAACCCTCATTCTGCGCCGCTTTACCCGTCGTTCCGCTTCCAGCAAACGGGTCTAATACAATACCATTTGGCGGCGTAACCATTCTAACCAGCCATTGCATTAAGCTGACAGGTTTAACTGTAGGATGTTTGCTGCCAGCTCTATCTGTCTTGCTTGCCTTGGCGCTGTAGAAGAACCTAGCTGCCGAGCCTTCGCCTCCATAGCCTCCCCAAGTATCATCATATGAGCGGAAGCCTGTGCGCATAACATCGCCACCGTTACCGCCGCGCTTACCAGCCACTCCGTCTTTACTCTGCGGAAACAAATCTAAGACTTGCTGACTTCCATCGTGGCAGAGATTAGCTGGCCAGCGGCCTTGCGGTTCGCGCCCTTCATCTTTCCAGCTTTTAGGCTTCATGCCCCAGCCATCAGCCTTCG